AAAATTATGAAGATAGAGGTAAAGCGGCTGACTCTAATGTTACTAAATTAGGAACTCTTATACAACAAATACCTCTCACCTTTGCCGCTAGAGGAGATGCTTTCAGTAAAGATAATACTAATATTGTTAGACCGACTTCATTTCCTTCTGCGGATTCAACTACGGGAATCAAAGGATTCGTTTCTCAATTCAGTTATGATTTGAATGCGGAAACAGTAGAGATTAGTTTTAATATGGAATTTACAATAGCCACAGTATTGCCTTGAGGTGAATAGATGTCATACAGTATATTTGCAGGAAAACAAAAAAGTTTAGTGTTTCCCGTAATGTGTAATGGTTTCTTAACAATTGATTATGCGAAGAATGTTCCCGATGCTACAACATCAGCAGATACTAGTGATGATATTCCTTATGGTATTTGGGCGCATCAGGGTTCATTTACATTTGAGGCTATAGTAACGCCATATGATATTAACGGGTCGGGAGCATATACTATTAATCAAAGTCATATTTCTATAATTAACTCAAAAAAAATATTTCCCGATTTGGGATTTACGGGAACGACAGGCGAAGGAAATCAGTATTATATGTATAAAAGCGATAGACTAGACCATAGGATGACAATATTTTATAGCCCGACTTTCCAAGTGTTTCTACAGAATGTATCTAAGCATAACTATAGGAATCCGGCAGAATACAAAATAGTTGTAAAGTTAAAACTCGGCAGTAATTCTATTGAAACATTTACTAGTCCTATAGCGATACAACCAACTAAAGACACATATGTAAAATATTCATCTTCCGATAGTTTCAATGGATTAGATGCAAATGGCAGAACTGCATTTATAAAATTAGGAGAGTCTGCCGTAGGTTCTTTTGGCTATACCGGAGGAAATATGAATGGAACATTTGTAGTGCATAATAGTGCATTTCCTGTCAATTCAACTGTTCATGGGGCGCAAGATGTGTTTGTTAAAGACGGGGATTCTTATTTTCAAATAGGAACACTGAAGAATCTTGCCACTACTTTTCTTACCGTTCATGTTGGTAGTGGCCCAATTACAGACTATACTTCTCTATTGAATTCCGGAGCAGAAATATTTATTGAAGCCGAAAAAGATTGTGCATATGTAAATAATCTTTTTCATGTTGCTTGTTCTTATGATGATACCGATAAGAGAATAAATATATTCTTAGATGGTAGTTTAATATTTACAGGCACTAGTTCTAGCACAGAAACATTTGAGTTTTTAAGAGAAAATATGTATATTGGTGCTAATGCTACTGGAACACATGGCGGTGCTTTTGATGCTAGCCTAGAAAATAGAGGGGCAATTGGTAACGGAGGAGGTACGGTTCCGCAGGGGGAAAGAAGTGCAGTAACTAATGAACAATTTATGGGGGAATTACATGAGATGTCTTTTGTAAATACAGTTAAGAGTCAATTTTCTAGTATAACCAATCTCACACCCAACTATGCTAATACTTTATTTTATCTTAGATTTGAGGAGGTTGATGCTTAATGGCTATAGATGTAAGCCCTAATACACAGGCTAACAGGGATGAGTCTCCAACAAATCCTAAATTTGCAGATTCATCAATTACTGATGGGGATTTATTTGCTGTTTTGATACAAGATAGAGAAAACGGCAATTCTACCTTTACTATAGGTAGCGAAGTCTCTAACCAAACAAATACTAAAGGATTTAGAATTAAACACGATACGGATGGCAGTAATTTATTAACTCTATCTTCTTTCGGAACAATTGACTATTTTGTTTTAATACATTCGGATGACCCTGCTAAACATCATTTTGCTAAAATAACTAATCTAGTAGCGGAAGATAGCGGAAACGGAACTACTACCGGAGATGCCTTTGAGTTCGAACCAAGAATGGGTAATGAAATACCAAAAGGAACAAAATATAGAGTTATTACCGGAGTAAATAACGATTCAATAGTAGCATTATCAATTGGGCTAAAACAAGAAAGCACCTATAATCTAAAAAATAATATTGTTTGTGCAAGACCGCATTTTTATTTTTATAATAATAAAGAAATTTCTTCTGGTCATGGTAAATTGGATAAGAAAAATGAATTAAATCACAATAGAAAATATATTGCTCATATGAATTCTAGGACTGGAAACGGAACAATCCAAATGGGAACAGGTACTACAGGGGTAGTATTTAGAACACAACAAGACTTCGGTAAAAGAATTATTGATTATAGTAAGTTTGGATTAACAGTGACAGTGACAGATGTATTGAGAAATATAGACGAAGATGGTTTCGGCACAACTCCTTCGGGAACTACATTATTAAATTTCACTTTCAATGGTGCAGATTCTATTACTACAGATTATACAAATTATACATTAGCCTATCCAAACGCTAGAAGAGACGATAATAACAATATTGATTCAACTTGGTTTCAAACCGGCCCAACTAAATATTTACACTACGATACTTCTCCGAAAAGTGCTAACATAGTTACGGGAGTTTCTCAACACGAAACCGAAGATTCAATAGAGCAGGGTAGTTTTTCCGAAACTAGAATTATAGATAACGCTAGAATTATGCGAAAAAAGATAGAAGAACATACTCTATACCAAACAAAGCAATTAGTTCACATTGGTAACTTAAACGACTTTGTTGATTTAAAAGCCACTTATTCTTCTACTTCATCCACAAATGTATTTGTCTTTGATACTGAATACAACTTACAAACAGTATTGGGAGTTGGAGACGAAATAAGATTAGGAACTACAATTATGTTAGTAGAGGCCGCTAGTGGCACGAACATAACAGTAAGGGCAGAAAAAAGAGAAGCAGGAAAGAATACATTTACTTCAGTTACCTTTAATCCAACTGTAGGAGATACTTTACAAAGAAGGGCTTTAGATTATACAAATCAAAGAATATTTACAACTATGGATTTAAGTGGCGGAGTTGATAAACTAGAAATAGTTTTTACATCTGGAAACCTTAAAAATTTATTCGGAGAAGTCACAGCAAAAAACATTGACCAATCAACTTTAACTTTTAATGGTCTTTTAGATGATAATGAGTTTAAAAGTTATTATGGGGTAGAAGCAGTTAAGTTTGCTAAAGGAGAATATAGAGTATTTTCTACAAGATTCACAGGAGAAGTAGAAGAGATTAATCAAATAAAAGAGGAAGGTCAAACCTATTTAGATATAAAAGGAAGAGACTCGATGAATAAACTTCTTTCTCCTGTAGTAAATAAAAATGCTTTATTTAGTGAAGATATTGTTTATTCCTCACTAAGTCCATATAATAAACTAACTGCGGTTATAGGGAATGGCGGTAGTGCGCCTAACTCCACTAATTGTTTTGCTACAGAAATACAATTAGGAGTAACGCAAGGAAACTTAACATCTGTTCCGGTTAAAGGAGATTTATTGTTTACGGCTAGTGGTTTTATAGGGAGAGTAACATCTAATTCCCTTACTGTCTATAATAATTCAAATCATGTTAAAGTTAGCATAACTAATTCCCTAGTAAAAATAGCGGCAGGAGAAACAATATACAAACAGACTGAAAAAAATTATATGTTCACAAAAGCACTAGGTTCTTCTCACATTTCTTCTTCTGCAACTTCGTTGATAGGAACTGCTAATAAAGGACTTATATTTACTGCGGGAAACATGAATTTAGGTTTAGATTTAAATGGAGCAGAAGGAGATAGTTTAGTAGATACATCTTCTTTTGGTTCTTTTGATTTAACTACTGGTAAATATTCTTCAACAGATAATAGAGCCATAGGTTATCAAATGCATGAACCTTCTAGTATTGCTAATGACAATGCCTTTCAATGTAAATTAAAGGACGAAATAGGAAATAATGGAGAAAGTAATTTTGATACAGTTGATAGTTTGATAGATTTTGAAGTGGTTTCAACAACCAAAAAAGATAATGTTACAGAAATAGAATTAGCACCATATATGCCTTTAAGTTTAGGCAGAAAAATAACTTATGAAGGTTTAGCAAATGACAGAATAGAAACCACATATCTTACTGCCGCAACAGTTACGGCACATAGTTCTTCAAGTAGAACGGCATCCTTTTTAACTAATTCATTATCTGCTAATGTAAATATTGGCGACCCTCTATATGCTGATAATTTTGACGGAACTACTGATACTAAAGCCTTCATAGGATATGTATTAGATATATACATAAGACAAACATCTGCTAATTTATATGCTAGTGGCACTCCATCTACAAACACAGACATAATAATGGTATCATTGGATAGAACCGAAACAAATAGCGGAACACAACTACACTTTACTACCGGAGATACTATTTATTATTCGACTAGAAAAAGGAGTCACATCAATCTAATAAACTCGGCACATCTTTGGGGAGGAAAAATGATTACAATACCTCATCACAGAATAAACTCATCACCTGTAGGGAGAGGATTGGTTCCCTTTAACATGCACTTGAATACTACAGATATTGCCACGATATTCGGAATGCCTATTTACAAAACATTTAACTCCGACACAAGGAGAATAGCGCACGAAAGTTTTAATTTTATTGAGAGTTTTAATAATAATGATAATGTTTTACAACAGTTATATGGTAGTAGAGGGAGTAATTTTACCAAAAATTTCACTTGTTATCAATTTAAACCAAATGTCAATTCGGGGTTAGATAATGTTATAGAAGAAAACAAAACAGATACTAATA